TGAGTGGTTTGTGCCCGTCTGGTGGGTCTAGTATATAGTCATATTTCCAATATGAGATAACTTTATTTGCCCGATAACAGATTTCTTTATTTTCTTTTAGAGTATTGATAATCTTATCTCTGTCTTCTTTAGTATAGAATTCATCGGCATCACAGATTATTACCCAGTCATAATCATACAATCTTGCTAGTCCATAATTCCTTTGGTCTACCTCTGTATTCCAGTGTTGCCTTATTATTTCTACATTATAGCACATTTCTTGCGTTTTATCAAGTCCACAAGAATCTACAAACCAAGGTTTAACAGGATTTAACACCTTGACATCTAGTCCTTCCCATTGTTTAATACATTGTTGTATAAACTCTTCTTCTCTATAAGCTATAATTAAGACGGCTATTCGCATTTGAATCCTTTACTATTTTCAATTATTCTTTCTGCTATTTCGGTTTTTAGACATTTTATTTCTCCTGGTTCAAAAATTAAATCAGTTCCATAACCTATATTGCCACTTGGCAATATATTTCTAATACATAAGAATCCTTCTTTTTTGCTTTTTTCAATTGGTGTCTCTTTTGATTCATAGTTTGATTGTTCAAGAATGCTGTCTTTCTTTGATTGCCCCTTCCACAGTTCTCCATAAAACCACCAAGCTCTTCTGCATACATATATTTTTGGATGGATAAATCCTTTTGGATAATATAAGCTATCTAACTCTACCCTGTGGTCAACTAAACTTGGAACAGTAAAATAAGTATAAAGTCCTTTGTCTTTTACATATCTTTCGTCCATAACCCAATCGGCTTCTTTTGCCCCGTCTGGCACAGAAATAGAACCCTTATCTGAAGTATTACAGATATCTATCATTTCTCTCATCAGATGAGTTGGAAAAGCAAAACATAATTCGCTTGTTATTCCTGATTCTGTATTTTTTATGTAGTTTTCTCTCCTAGCTATTGCCTCTTCTATAACTAATGGACTTGAATACATCCTATAAAAGAAATTATAAATCACTTCCTTTTCTCCTATTTGATTGATAAATCTTTCTGCCTTTTCTTGAAAATCATTACATACTATTGAGTCATCTTGTATCGTTATTCCAAAGTCGCAACCTTGTTTTATATGGTCTTGTAAGCACATCTTTCTTGTGTCCCAAATATTATTATTCCTGTCCCATATAACATTAACATTTTTTAATCTACTTTGAAGATAATCAACAAATTTCTTTCTGCTTGGGTGTGCCATTATATTATATGACACTGTAAATTTTTTTCTTGGTTTTACATCCCACGCATCTTTCAAAAAATACTTATTATATCTTTCAATCCAATTATTATAATCTTCTGGATAATCAAAATCATCTGTGAAGTCATTTATTTCTGTGAAATACTTTTCTATTTTTGCTGGGTCTGGTATAAATAATCCGTCTTCATCTGGGGTCTGTTGATGTGGTCCAAAGTTTTTTGTTGGCAAAACACCAGTTGAAATATATCCATATAATTCCCAACTAGCACATCTTTTCATCTTATCTTTATTTTCTTCAAGATACTCAACAGCTTCAAAAAAATCATCATTTGTTTTTACTGCAAATATTTCACCCCATCTCTTTCCAGTATATTTATTGCCACCAGCATTTCCAAAGAACATTAAATCTTCTTGATTGTTAGCTATTTTTTTGATAGCATCTTCTGAAAAATAACAATCTCCCCATAAGAATATAGCCCCAGAGTGTTCTTTAGCATTAGTGAATTTGTTTATTTCTCTTTCGGAACTTCCTACTATTTCCTCTGCATCTAGATTGCCAAATATTCCTATTTTGGGAACGGTTACATATATTTCATTTATTCCATTTTCTCTGAGAAGTCTAATTGTTCTTTTTATTATTGGCTCACCATCTACCTCAATAAGATGCTTTGATTTATTAAGATAATTATTCCATCTTGTTGCAGAACCAGCTGCCATTATTACTGCTTTTTTTTCTACACTATTTTTTTTATATAAATCTTTATTTTCAAAAAATTCTGAAATAGTTATAAATTCAAAACCTTTACTTACTAAAAGGTCTAATATCTTTTCAAATTTCTTTGGGTCTATTCCAAATCCTCTATTATTTTTACAAACATCGTGAGTATGCAAGAAAAGAATATTCTGATTTATAAGTTTGTTTATGTCGTGGTTTCCGTGTAGCCCATAAGATTTAATTTCGTAATCTCCTCCTGTGCATTTAGCGCCACCTCTTGCCGTCTTAAATTCACTTGATATTATTGATTTAACTCTATTATCATATGAACCAAATGGATATGCAAAGTGTTCTGGCACTTTTAAGCTTCTTCTAAAAAATTCATTCTTAGAAATCTTTATATCTCTGATGATTTCTTCATCGGTAAGCTTGGTTAGCATTTCGTGGTGATGTGAATGGCACTGAAAGTCCCAACCATCTTTAATCATTTCTTTCATCTGGTCCCAAGATATGTTTCCATTTTTGCCGACATCACCAGTTATTACATATGATGTAGCAACTAATCCTCTTTTTTTAAGAATTGGATATACTACTGTATAATCTTCTTGATATCCATCATCAAAACTAAGTATTACTTTTTTCATTATGCGTTCATTGTTGTAGAGTCATTGTCATCGTGTATACCCACGTAAGCATAACCCTCACAAATTATTATTGTTTTGTCTGCATAATTTTGCATTCTTCTGTGTCCATCTTGCCCTATATAAATATAGTTTGTTTTATCTGGCTGATAAAGCGAGTAAAATGCAGAACCATTGTTACTATCATATCTATTCCTCATCGCTTTTATTTCTTGTGTTTTAAGATTAAATAAAAGTGGTTGAAAGTGTATGTGTATTGATTTATCACCAACCGAAAGCTCTTGTATTTTTTCAATGTATTTGTGGCAAACCCAGTCATCGCTATCTATATTGGATTGAATATCATATTTGCCAAGTCCTTCTATCTCTGACCAAGGAACTTTACAGTGCCAAGTTTTGTCTTTTTGCCCGAAATTATTCTCTCCTACAAAAAAAGGAATAACACCAAGCTCCTTTATTGCATCTGCGTGTTTTCTATTACATAGAACAGCTATGTCAAAATTCTGAACTGTTTGTTCTTTTAAGCTATTAAGTGTGTATTTTTTGTAAAGTTCAAGTCGTCTATAAAATCTATCATCGGTGTATAGCATTCTAGTAACGACAACGTGTTTCATTTTGTGCAATTTATTATATTTCTACATTCTGGGTGTTGCTCTACTTTCCCAAAGTGTTCTCTTAGTTTCTTCTTTAATGCTTCTCTGTAAATCTCATCGTCATCCAAATAGACTTTGTGGTTGATAACCATTGCCTTGTGGTTTGGAACGCAATGACACTCAAAAACTAATTTCTCTGCATTATACCAATCGTGAACAGCCATTATAATATCCCATTCTGCTCCCTCTGCATCTATCTTGATTTTGTTTGGTTTGTATTCTTCAAGGATTTTATTTATACCCAATAGTTTAATTTTAATTGCCTCCTTCTCAAAGTCTTCACCTTGAAGCCCTTCTTTTACTGTTGTGTTGAAACCAGAGTAGTTTCTTTCTGGTATATCAAGATATAAAAGTGCTTCACCGTCAAGACCAGAAACCCCTGCCATATGTGTAATTCCCTCTAGGTTGTTGTTCTTAAAGTTTTCTACTGCTATTGCATATGTCTCTGGTTCTGGCTCGTAACCTATTACTTTGCCACCCTTATGTGCCGCCATTACAGCGAAAGCACCGATATTCATACCAATATCTAATACAACATCACCTGGCTTAATATCTATAAAGTTAAAATATTCTACTGGGTTTGGAACATAGCCAACTATTATTTCATCTGACGTTTTTTCTCTAACAGTCCAAACTAATCCGTGTCTTTCTATTTTTTTCATTTTATTAGTTCATTCCACTTTTTAGCAACCGTATCCCAATTAAACTTTTCTCTTGCCCACTTCTTCATTGGTTCTCTGTCTTGCTCTGTTGGTGGTTTTATTAACATTTTTATAACTCCATCTATAAACTCTGTTTGTGCGTTTCGGTCTGTATAAATTGTAGAGCTATCTATTTTTAGTCCAAACCTTACTGTTTCGTTAAGTGCTGCAAAGTTCGTAGTTACTGGAACACAACCCATTGCTTGTGCTTTCATCGCATTAATGCACGATATTTCTGGAAACTCTGTTGGATAAACCCAAAGATTTGCCTTACCGTATTCTTTGATTATTTCTTCTTGTGGTATTCTTCCGTGTTCATAAACGCCATCTTGTTCCATTAACTTCATTATGTGCTTCTTTTCTTTTATCTTTTCTGGGTCGTTCTTGTGAACTGCATCCCATACTGACCAACCATAAAAGATATGTAATTCTGCTTCTGGGACTTCTTTCTTTATTTTTGGAAACATCTCTAAAAGACATTTCAATCCCCTATCATAACTTGAAGCATATAATAATCTCTTAGGGTCTCTTTCTATTTCTGGAAAGTTTTGTTCTATACCGTTTGAAGTGATAAAGAACTTATCGTCAGGTATATTTGGGAATAGATTTCTTTGAAATTCTGATAATGCAAATATCTTATCTATCCTATTAAGTCGTTCTGGTGTGAACTCTGCTTCTGATAATACATCGTGCATCCAGAGATATTTCTTATCTGCGTTTATGTTTAAGTTATATGCGGTTGGGTGCCTCCAAGCTATAAATCTATCATACTTATCTCGGTAGTTATATGACCAAAAAGGTTTCCACAATACTTTGCCGTATTTCTTTTCTTGGTGTCCGCAGTTGGCAAATACTTCTACATTCCAACCTAAATCTGCTAATCTCTTTGACATATGAACCACTGCTTCTTCTGAACCACCTCTACCCTTTTTCATTACAATATCTGGATTGAACTCCTCCTCTGTAAAGAAACAGAATATAGCTAAGTCTTTACCTGATGATTTTTCTTTTATAAAGTGTTGGTTTCTTATACTTACTAGCTTTGGGTGTGATTTGAGTTCTTGTGGTGCATCGTCAAGTATCTTTTTTATCTCTTCTTTTTCTTTGCCTTTTACTTTCTCTATGATTACATCTACCTCTTTTAGCTTTTCAATTTCTGTGTCTAGTATTTTAATTCTTTCTTTTAAGTCTTTGTTTTTTGGACAAATCTTCAAGCAGTTTTCTAGACATAACTTTGCCTCTGCTGGCTTGTTAATATAAAAATAAACATCTGCTAAAATTCTCAATGGATTAAAATCGTAATCTCTTGGATTCCATACAACGTATTCTTCTTCTGGAACTTCCTTTGATAATCCAGTTACAAGCATTTCTTTTGCCTTTAAGTAAAGACGCATTTTGCTATATAATTCGCCCAGAATTAGATATCCATCTGGAAAGTGTGGACATATATCTATACATTTGAAAGCCATTTCTTTTGCCTTTTCATATTCACCAAGAGTTCCATACGCTGCTGACATTCTATGATATGCTGTGAACTTCTCTATTTCAGAACCTGACTTTTCAACAAACTTTAAGAAGTAATCTATGGCATCTCTGTATTTGAATGCCCCTAAATAAGCATTAGCAACATTCCAGTAGTTTCTTGGGTCATCGTTTTTTGATAATGCATTTAGTGCTATGTCAAGATTTCTTTGTTTGGCTTCATTATATCTTTCATCGTTTGACCTATGAAGTATTATAACATCTGGAACAAAGTATGCTATAACTTGCCTTTGCTCTATAAGGTCTTCGTGTAATTCTCCAACCCATTTTACACAACCATCGTTCTTGACAATCCTACCTTTTCGGTGCTTAACAATACAATTATCAAATTCATCAAAGTCATATAGATAATCCATTATCCCTATATCTACACCCTCGTCTATCATTTTTTTAATAGTTGGTTTGATTTGGTCAGCACCCTCTATAACATCATCAGCATCACACCAGAATATATACTCGCTTTTGGATTGTGAGAAATTAAAGTTTCTAGCAGCTGCAAAGTCTTTTATCCATTTGAAGTAAGATACTTTTGCCTTGTATCTCTCACAAACTTTCTCTAACTCTGGACACTCTCCCTTTTTGCCAGTAATAGTAATAAGTTTATTGTCTACATTATTACCTACCGATTTCAAACATCTGTCAAGGAGTTTCGCCTCTCTGTCATCTGACTTTACTATCATACATAAGTCTACCATTTTTCTGACCCACCAAACTCTGGGAAAGTCTTCCTGAACCAAGCGGCTTCGGAATTATCCTTAAGAAAAGGGGATTCTAAAGATGAATTTATTAAATCAAAGAGCTTTGCGGGCATAGAGAACTCGTGTCTGAAGTCTTTATCAATATCAGATCCATAGATGTTTGCTTTAGTATCTCTGACTTTTTTTGCCCTCTTAATTGCTAAATTATATTCTAGTGGGAATTGCTCTTTATAAAACTTCACTAGATTTTCTATTTTTGTTTTTCTTTCACTCATTTTTAGACGCTATCGGGCAAGGGCGTCTATACCAAGCCCGATAAACGAGTTATTAACCGATATTAAATCCTGTTGCGAACCAGTTTGAATCTTGATTTCTAACTTCAACAGTCAATGCTCCGAGAACTGCCCTTTGCTTGTAGGGACCTTGTTCTGCGGTTTCGTGAATGTGAGGTTGGTCAAAATATGCAAGCTTGATTTTATCAGGTCTAATAGCTAAAATTCTTCCAGTAGCATCACCAGCTTGTTGTATGTATCTGTGGACATACACTTTCAATCTGCCAAATCCACCTGAATCATATATGTCAACGAAGTCAACTACTGCCGCTTCGCTTTGAGACATATACTTGGTAGAACCAGCGGTGAAACCATCAAAGATGGTCTTGAGGTATGAACCCATAAACAAGTCTGTAGCTACTTCACCATTAGAGTTGTCCCAATTAGCCTTCATCAATCCCTTGATGATAGAAGCAGAGAAAACTGTTCCAGATGTGTGTGCGGTAGTATTTGTGCTCTTAGATATTGCGGCAATTATACCGTTCATCTTGGGAGGTGTTCCGCTTACACCAGAAACGAGTGTTGAACGAAGAATATCAAATTCAGTAGCATCTCCCCATTCAGCAATAGCTTTTGTGGTTTGACGTGCCAATTCATCTTGTCCAGTGTATTTCTCTGATAGGCTTTGAGCCCTTGTAACTCTAAATGGAATAGCGATAAACTCTACTATGTTGGTTAACCTTGTTGGGGTTGTTCTCTCTAGGTAAGTATAATCACCGCCTTCAGAAATTGCTGCTGTTGCAGCTGTTCTTAGGGTGTCTGTCATTGACCAATGAATTGTATCAGTGGCAACAGTTTTGCCTAATTTTCCTAAAAGATGATTTTCCTTAGCTGTTAAGATTTCAACCAAAGGTAAAACCGAATCCTTTCGTGATAAATCGCCATATGTTTGTAAAACATTTAATACAGCCATTTTATTCTGTCAAAAACTCTCTCACTAACGCTTCCTTTGCCTCGTCAGTATCGGTTGCTTTAACCTGTTCTGCTAACGATGCAAGTTTACTTGCCTTAGATGAAGAAATTCTTGACTTACTATCTACACTTGAATTTCGCTCCTCTTCATCTCGCCTTTCGGCTTCTAACTTGGACTGAAATAAGTCCTTAAGGTCGGATTCAAAAGCTTCTTTGAGCGATACTTGTTGGCTGCTAGCGACAGAACGAATCGTGTTAAGAATTTTATAAGCATCTGGATATTCCCTAAGGAGTTCCATTTCTTCTATTTTGTTCTTAAGTGATTGTATCTCTTCGCTAGATGCCCCACCAGTTTGTGCTTCTTCAAGTCTGTTTTTAGAATTGCTAATTTGCTCGTCGTAAAGTTTTGCCTTTTCTTCAAGCTGTTTAGGATTCTTGCCAACGAAACTTGATAGCTCCTTGTAGTGCTTCTTGAAGTCTTCTTCATCCTTGAACTCTCTTCCCGTTATCTCGGAAAGTTTTTGTAAAACCGTTTCCTGAGAGTCGGATTGGTCCAAGTCATCTTGAACATCTTTCTCACCTCCTGTCTCAGGGTCGGTGTAGTTAAAGGTTTGCTCTTCCATAAATTTGAAGGAACTTAAATTACTTTGATTTTTATTTCTTGTCTGAAACGACCTTTAATATTCCGAACTTTGGAATTCCTTAATATAATTAACGATATTGAACTCTTTGTCTGCTACTTTCTTCTGTAATTCTGGCAACTCTTTGTAGACATCAAAGAATATGCTTTCTATAATCTCTATTGCCTTTTTCTCTGCTAACTTGTCTATGTGGTTATCTACGGTAAGGTTTCTTACTGTGTCAAACTCGTTAATTTTTTTTGCCAAACTTTCTAACAAAAAGACTGTTACGTCTTCCTTTAGCCACCTTTTTACCTGCTCTTCGTTTGGCTTGTGAATCTTTTCTACTTTTATCTCCATATGTATTTAATGTTTCCATAATTATAATGTTAGTGTGCCGCCAGCTCCAGCTCTCTCAAATGTATTCTGTTGTGCTACCATTTCATTCTCTGGTTGCATTGCTGGTTTTGGTGGTTCAACTATTGGTGATTGTTGTTGTTCTTCTGGTTTGGTAATAAATCTTGCACCTCCTAATCCCATTAGGTCAAGTATCTCTTTCATCAATGCATCTACATCAAGGTTTGCTCCTGGTATTCGTGAGTAGCCAATTAGCATCTCGTTTAGCTGTTGAACCATAACTGCTTTATTAAATGCCTCTCCAGTAACATCAACCGCTACCTCGTATTTCCAATTTGTAAGCATCTTCTTATCAATTTTAATATATCTTGTTCTCTTAAGTTTGTCAAGGTTATCTCTATATAATCCCTTAAAGTTCTCCATAAAGTCTGCCTTTGGGAAACAACCATATTGAATTAAGTGGTTTAGTGTTTCTTTATTTGCTAGACTATTGATGTAGTTCTCGTCTATCTCTTTGAGTTCTTTTGGTGAACCAACGATTGCTATTATCTCTTCGTCTTTAATAGTTTCTAGTATTAAAGGTATTATGTGCCTTTCAAACATTCTTGATAAGAACATTCCTAGGTTCTCTTGTAGAAGTTCCATTCCACTTCTAACCCCTCTCTCTTGAATTACAGCCGTTGTTGCTGGCATGCTAGCTGGTAATTGCTCTCCTCTACCAGCTTGAAAAGCACCAGTAGTTCTTTGCCCCCAAGTGTATATTGTGTTTTCATCTTGATAGGAACTTGCTTTAATATCTGATATTGGTAGTTCCTGTATATCATCCATTCTAGTTACTGGGATAGAACCACCACTAATAAGTGATTGTAGCATTTGCTGTGTAATTCCAGAACCCTTTCTATATTTGAAAAGTCCAACCTGTGAAACTCTTGCTTTGTTTAGTCTTAAGTTTATTATCTCGTTAAGATAAGATTGCAACCCAGAAAGCATTTCTCCAATGCCTCTACCATACCACCTTCCAAATACTTCTCTGAACCTACACTCCTCGTATGGTTTTATACCTTTTTTGTTTTTAATTATCTTATGGACTACTGGCTTCCTGTTAATGTTTGAAACTATTGCCATTGCTGGAATCCAAGTTTTTCTATCTGAATCTTTACCAGTAAAACAAAATAACGGTAAATCTCCCCATCTCTCGTATATTTCTACATAGGGAACTTGGCTATTAGAGCCATAGTTGTCAATTCCACCCATAAGTTGAAGCCTAGATATATCATTAAATCCAGAAATGAATTCTTTGTTATCCCACGGATAATCATCAACCTCTGACTGTTTAAGTATATTTCTTTCAATTACTGCCCCAGCATCTTGAATGTTCTTTTCTGATGGGTCAATAAAGAAATTAGTAAGGTCTATTATATTTGTTTTAATTGCTTGCCCTTTTAACTTCTTGTCATAGTTCCTCATCATCTTGATGACTATCGTGCCATCAATACAAAAAGTCCTAATCATTTGGTTTATAATCTCACCGAAGTAATTCTTTCTCATAAAATGAGAAACTAGGTATCGTATTATATTTGCCGACGAATGTCCATTTGGATTAGTTGCTCTAATGTTAATATCAACAGAATCTAGGTCAATGTTCTTAACAACCGCCTCTACCATATCTTCTGTAAATGGAATAAATATTTTCTTTTTACCAGTGCTCGGGTCTGTTTCCTCATCAAACTTACCAAGATAATTCTTTCTTGCCTTGCTGATAATATCTTTCATTCTATAATGAATTTTATCAGTTACCCAAACAATACCATCTTCCCACTCGGTAAGTTCACTTTTCATTATTTTTATTACTTCCTTTTCTTGGGGTGTTGGAATATATTCACTCATTATGTTTCTTTTTGTGTAATCTTAAACCGTTTGCATTTTTTGCCTCGTAGCCACAAACATCACAGACACACTTTTTAGTTTCTTTTTCAACTTCTTTAACTTCTTCTACTTTTTCTGTTTCTTCTTCTGTTTCTTCTTCTGCCTCTTCCACAAAGTCTTTACTATGTGTTAATATAAATAAACCGATATTCCTACTCAACTCTTTAGTCTCGTTTGGCTCAAATATCATACCTAATCCAGCCGCAGCATTAAGAGTATTTAGTGTATTTTTTATTTTCATTTTAATTTCATTTTATATTTTTTAATATTCTGGTAAATTAAATGGTATTAACTCTGTCGCCAGTTCACCGTCTTGTTCGCTTAATGGTTCTTTGTCTAAATCCCAGCAAGCTAAACATAGTGATATTACTGCATCGTCGTGTAATCCGTGTGGTGCTTCATAACGAATTATGCCACCATCTGAAATCTTATAAGTAAATGCATTAAGTTCATCAATAAGTTCATCTATCTTTGGGAAGCTGATTTGTTGCTGGTTTATCATT